GCGCATCAGATGTACCTCAACAACACGTTGAGCACAGATGCTGAGCGCTGGGAAAACAAGCTCAACGATATGTTTGGGCTGGACGGTGAAGAAATCTTCGTCGAGTTCGACCTGGATTACTTCAACCGGGCCGACATTCAAACCCGTTTCACCGCCATCCGAACAGGCGTCGTGGGCGGGTTTATCAAGATCAACGAGGCGCGGCGCGGCGAAGGTCTGCCTGATGTGGTTGGCGGAGACGTGCTTCTCCAGCCCACCAATATGGCTCCATTCCCCTTTGACCCGCAAGCGAATGGCAAGGGACCGGGTAGTGACACTACCGGGGCCCCGGCCCCAGGCGGTGACGGCGATCCGGCCGCTGTCCCGCTCGACTAGGAGGCTAGCTTAATGCCAAAACCGAAGCTCTTTTCCGAGGAGCAATTTCGCGAGGCGGCCAAAGTTGGTTCGGTGGATGCGGACACGCAACTTCGCAAGGCGTTCGTTGCTGAAGTTAAGGCGCCCGATGACGGTCGGACCATCGACTTTGTGATTTCGACCGACGCGGTAGATCGCATGGGCGATACCGTTGCGGTGGATGGCTGGCAACTGGCCAACTACCGGAAAAACAACGTCGTGCTTTGGGCGCACGACAGCTACATGCCGCCGATTGCTAAAGGCCTGAACGTCCGCGTCGAGGATGGCAAACTCAAAGCGAGCGCCCAGTTTGTGCCGGCCGAAATACCGATTGCCGGCCCTATGGCGGAATGTATTCTTCAATTGTTGAGGGGCGGGTTTCTGAGCGCCGTGTCGGTTGGCTTTATCCCGACGAAGTATGCTTTCTCAGAAGAAGACGGCCGGACGTGGGGCATCGATTTTCTTGAGCAGGAGCTTCTGGAGTTTTCGGTCTGCCCAATCCCCGCGAACCCCGAAGCGCTAACCGAAGGGCGTTCTGCCGGGATCGACACTGCTCCTATCCGCGACTGGGCGATGAAGCTGTTGGCGACTGACAACCTGTCGCTGATCGATACCGCCCGGCTGGCCGCGATCAATGCTTTGGCCGAGGAATTCCGGGCTGATGCCAAGAAGGCCTCCGGCGCCAAGGGCGCAAGCGGTCTTTATCGCCGCTGCGCGAACCGCATCGAGCGGGCGGTAAGAGGCGAGGGTGAGGTTGAGGCCGCGCCGCTCAGCAAGATCGGTGAGAAAATTCGCGCCCTCCCCTCTTATGACCCTGACGGCGACGGGGATAATGATGCGGAGGAAGCGCTTGGGATGATTAACGCCGCGGCTGTCTTGCTGGAAGAGGCCGCCGATTGCCTGTCCGGCGCCCCAGATAGCGATGACGGGCTGGCCACGGAAACGATCGAAGCGGAACCCAAGACCACGCCCCGTCTGGACATGGCGCGGCGTCGCTTGGCGCTTCTCTCTTAGCGTCCAAAGCCCTCAAACCGAAAGGTTTTCCCGCCTGACGGGCGGTGACACAGGCCGGCAATTCCGCCGTCCATCTCCCATTTTTGAAAGGAACGGAGCATGTCTGCCCGTCTGAATGCTCTGCGTGAAAAGCAGGGCCTTACCCACGATTCGATGGAGGCTCTTCTCAAGAAGGCTTCCGATGAAACCCGCGACCTGTCTTCCGAAGAAGCTCAGGTCTTCGATGATCTCCAGAGGGAGTTCGATGCCAACAAGCTGGCGATCGCCCGCGAAGAGCGAGTGGAGCAGATCAAGGCAGAACTCGCCAAGCCGGTCGATATTCCCGGCAACACAGCGAAGACGCCCGCCGCGCCCAGCGTCCGCTACGGAAAGCTAAAGGCGTTCAAGGGGCCCAATGCCGAGAAGGACGCCTACGAGGCGGGCATGTTCTTCCGGGCGGCAATTTTCCGTAATCCGGAAGCGATCGATTGGTGCCGCGAGCACGGCGTGGTGATCCAGAGGGCGCAGGGCGAAACCGTCGGGACCACCGGCGGCTATCTTGTCCCGGTGCAGTTCAATCAGGCTGTGATTGACCTGCGGGAGGAATACGGGATGTTCCGCCAGGCGGTCACCCCGGTTCCGATGGGCTCCGACTCCATGACGATCCCGCGGCGCGCCGGCGGGCTGACGGCTTACTTCCCGGGCGAGAACGGGGCCATCACCGAATCCCAGAAGGCGTGGGGGCAAGTGACGCTGAACGCGAAGAAGCTGGCCGCGCTCACCCGGATGTCCACCGAACTATCGGAGGACGCGATCATCTCCATTGCGGATGATCTGGCCTCCGAGATGGCCTATGCCTTCGCCCAGACCGAGGACAGCTGCGGTTGGAACGGAGATGGCAGCGCGACCTATGGCGGCATCGTCGGCTTCCGGACGAAGATGGTGGCGGTGTTGGGGGCGGGGCAGCTGGCCGGGGCGGTCGACGCCGCCTCGGGCCACGACACCTTCGCCGAGATCGACGCCGCTGATCTCGCCAGCCTAATGGCGAAGATCCCGAAATACGCCGAGACCAACGCCAAATGGTACTGCTCGCAGCCGGCATGGGCCCTGGTGTTTCAGCGGCTGATCGCGGCGGCTGGTGGCGTCACCATGATGGAGTTGACAGCGGGCAAACCGACTCGGAGTTACCTCGGCTATCCGGTGATGATCGACCAGACCTGGCCGACGGTGACGACCGATATTTCCGACACCGCGATGATCGGCTTCGGCGATCTGGGAAAGGCGGTCACCATGGGCGAACGCCGCGGCATCACGGTCAAGACCTCGGAGGAACGTTACTTCGAGTACGACCAAATCGCCATCCAGGCAACCGAGCGGATCGACATCAACGTACACGATGTCGGGGACGCCACCACCGCCGGCCCGATGGTCGCGCTGATCGGCGAGTAATTGGCTCGCCGCATCTACGGCGATCTGATTGTGACGCCGCGCCCAAACGGGGGCGCGGTAGTCACAATGAAGGCCGCCACCGGCGAAGCAATCGAGATCGAACGCAACGCCGAGCAGGTCGCGGAGCTCACCTCCGCACTTTCCTCACTGCTGCCATCGGAACACCCGGCGCGGCCGGCTGCGAAGGCAAAATCCAAGGAGAAATCCAATGCGTGATCTTCACGACCAGATCCGTATCATCCGGTCGATCTCGCCCGTTGCTATCGGGACCACGGGCACCGGCCAGGCCGGCAAGATCGTCGACCGCGTGCGTTCCGGCGTCTATTACAACTCAGTCGAGTTTGAGATCAGCTACGGCACGGTCACCGCGACCAATGCGGCATTTACCGTGGTGGTCAAGGAAGGCGACGTCACCGGCACAATGACCTCGATTGCCGATGCCGACTTGATCGGCACGGAGGTTCTGGCCGGCTTGGCGGCCGCCGCAACCCGCACGTCGGGAACGTCAAAGAACGTGACCAAGCGCCTCGGCTATACCGGGCTCAAGCGGTATGTCCAGGTGTCGAAGCTCAGCTCAACGATCACGGCGACCACGCCGGTGGGCGCGAATGTCATCCTCGGCAATCCCTCCGAAGGGCCGGCCGCCAACCCCTAAAAACTGATGTCGACAAGGCCGGGGCTCTTTGCGGGCTCCGGCTATCTCCCAAATGATCGGCGATAGCACTCATGAACAGCGTGCCCGACCACGTTGCGATCCTTGGCCTCGGTCCATCGCTCGAATTCTACGTCAACCTCGTGAAGCGGCTGGGCAATCGCCGAAAGCTGTCTGACGAGGTGTGGGGGATCAACGCCGTTGGCGATGTCATCCACTGCGATCGGATTTTTCAGATGGATGACGTGCGCGTGCAGGAAATACGCACCGCGGAGAAGCCTCAGAGCAATATCGCAGCCATGCTGGAATGGATGAAAATTCATCCCGGCCCGATCTACACCAGCCGCCCGCACCCCGACTATCCCGGGCTGGTCGAATACCCTCTGCAGGATGTCGTCAACTCTTGCACGACCGCTTATTTCAACGGAACCGGGGCCTATGCGGTCGCCCTGGCGATCCATATCGGTGTTAAGAAGATCAGCCTGTTCGGCTGCGACTTCACCTATCCGAACGCCCATCATGCCGAAAAGGGCCGCGCGTGCATGGAATTCTGGCTGGGCGTGGCCTGGGCACGCGGGATCGACATCTTCCTGCCCGAAGTCACCACCCTGATGGACGCTGATGAGCCGCGAGAGAAGAAATTTTACGGATACGACTTGGTCGACGTCATCGAGCAGACCGACGCCGCGGGCCGCGCGCTGATCACCTTCAAGGACAAGGAAGCGCTGCCAACCGCAGCCGAGATCGAGGCGGCCTATGACCATTCCAAGCATACGGTAAAGCCGGAATTGATGGCCAAAGATGGATGGGAGGTAACGGCGTAATGGGACGGCCTATACTCGATCTTTCTGGTCAACGGTTCGGCTCGCTTACAGTTGTAGCTAACCAGCGGCAGGGGGCGGGGGGGACTGGCGCCATCACCGGCACATTCCATTGATCGTATTGACCCTGATGGCAACTATGAGCCCGGAAATGTCCGCTGGGCTACGGCCAAACAGCAAGGGAGCAACAAGCGGGCTACCGAGCGGGTGCGGTTCGGCGGTGTGGAACTATCGGTGGCCGAATGGGCCGACCGGCTTGGGATCAAATATCAAACCCTCTGGGCGCGGCTCTTTGTATACCAATGGCCCCCTGATCGTGCGCTCTCGAATAATAGGAAGATCGCCGCATGATCTGTCGAGTGATCCGCGCCTACGGTCCCTGGCCGGCGGGACACATCTTCACCGAAATGCCGGGCAATGTCGGCCGAACGCTGATCGCTCGCGGCTTGGTGGAAGAAGTGTCTCCCGATGAGAGGCAATTTTCACCTCCCGTGGATCGGATGATGCGGTCGGCGCCGGTGAAAAAGCAGGCCTCCGTCAGAAAATGAATTCGACTGTAGCGGTCACCACGCCAGCCGAGGTTACGGCCCTTTCCACACTCGATCGAGTGAAGCTGGAGCTGCGGATCACGGGCAGCGATGACGACGCTCTGCTCGAGGCCAAGCTTGGCGAGGCAAGCTCCGACATCGCCCTGCGATGCGCGCCATCACTCCGGCGGGAAACCCTGACGGAAATCTTCTATCCGGACCGCGGGCCAATCTGTCTCGATAAGCTCCTGCTCAGCCGATGGCCGGTGGCCAGCATCGCCACCGTGACCCTGGATGATGAGGTGGTCGACGGGGACGAATACCGGGTGGATGGCGAGCGAGGCTTGCTCTACCGCCTCTCGACGACGGGCTATCCGTCTCAGTGGTCATTCTCCAAGAGCCTCGCGATCGATTACGCGGCTGGGTATCTCTTGCCCGGAGAAGATGGCCGCGATTTGCCGCCTTCGTTGGAGGCCGCTGCGATCGATCTTGTCTCCTCCTACTGGGCATCGCGCGGTCGCGACCCGCTGCTGCGTCGGGAGGAGAATGTCGGGGTTTCCCGGTTCGATTACTGGGTGGGTGCCGTCGGCGCGTCCGGCAATCTGCCGCCCGGTGTGATGTCAAAAATCGAGATGTTCGCGCCGGTGCGCGCCTAAAGGGGACAGCATGAACCGCCGTTTTGTTCTCGCTGCCATTGCGGCGCTATTCGCCGTTCCTGCGCTAGCCCAGAACACGCCATCTGGTCAGCCGACGCTCAATCAGGCGCGCTCGGCGCTGGCGCTGACGAAGAGCGATTCCACGGCGCTGCCGCAGACCCGGGGGATTTACATCGGTGACGCGACCGCTTGCGCGGTGGCTCTGCTATTCGTCGGCGACACCGCCGCGGTCACGTTCTCTAGCGCGCAGCCCGGCACGGCCTACCCGTTCGCGATCACCAAGCTGATGAGCACGAACACCACGTGCGCCGACGTGGTTGGCCTGTGGTGAGGCTTCTCATCATCGCCGTGTGCGCGATGCTGACGGTCGCGGGTGCGGTTTATGCCCAAGGCTTTGGGTTCGGGGCCGGCACCAGTGACTTCCGCCACAAGTCAGCAGCCCCCGGCGGCGGCGGCGGATGCAGCAACTCGCTGAACTTCTCCGACGCCTGCAATTCGCAATACATCGAGGTGGTTCTGTGAGGCGTTTCTTTCTTGGGGCGGCCCTGTGCCTGATCTGCTTGCCCGCGGCGGCAGACGACCAGAGCGCCTTCATCGCGAAAGCCCTCGCCGAATTGCAGCGGCAGCGGAACAGCGCGGCCGATGATGCGGTCAACGCGAAGGCCGAGGCCGGGATCAACGCCGACAAATTGGCCCTCGCTCTCCAGCAAATCAAAGCCGCTGGCGACAAGGCCGACGATCTGACGAAAAAGGTCGCCGATCTCGAAAAGCAATTGGCCGATCTGAAGCCCGATGCAAAGGTCAAGGAGTCAGCGCAATGATCCGTGGTGCTCTTTGTCTTGCCGCTGCGGGGCTTCTTGCTTTTGCC